GAACTTATCAATAGAAACATTAGTTGATGTATTTCTAAAGAATGAAAATGAAACGACTGCAAGACCAAATTCTTCTTTAGACCAGGTAAGGGCAAATAAGCAATCTCCTCGTTCCCCTGGAGTAATTCAGGGCCAGCAACCTGCAAGCAAGTCCCAAAAGGATAAATTATGGGATGAAGTTGTCGGTGCTGGAAGTCGAACTAACGTTTTATAAAATAAACTTAGGAGAAAATAGAGATGGCTTTAAACTCAACTCTAAATAGTGGACAAGTAAAGTTTGGAACTCCTGGTGCAGTCATTGATAGTACTATACCATCAAGAAGACTGTTTGATTTTAGCGACAGAGTCGCAGAATTGGCACCAGATGAATCCCCATTCTTTGTCTACTTATCGAAAGTTGCTAAAGTTCCAACATCTGATTCTCAGTTTAGATTCCTAGAAGATAGAACAAAGGTTGAAATGACAGATAGGAGCTTCTTGTTAAAAGGAGCGACTACATTGGTTGCCGAAGGTAGTAGCATGGACATGGTTTTTGATACTACTGGAGCGGCTTACGTTCAATGGTTAATTCCCGGAATGGTAGTTGCTATCGGCGATGTCGATGGTAACGAAGTTCCTACTACTGCGAATGTACGGATTAATTCTGTAGACAACACTAGTTCAACAGCACAAACAACAGTAAATGTGACCTCCATATCACATACTGGTACCACAAGTACACTTGCTTTGGCTGACGACTCAAAATGTACCGTTATTGGGACATCCTTCCAAGAAGGAAGTGGTTCTCCCGACGTATGGTCTTCAGAGCTTGATAATGAGTATGGATATACTCAGATATTCAAAACGGCTGCTGAAATGAGTAATACGGCAAGAGCAACTGTGTACAGGGGTTATGCTGATGAATGGTCTAGAATATGGAATCTTAAACTAAGAGAACATAAAGTGGATATCGAAAGGGCTATGCTTTTTGGACAAAAAGGCAGTGCTGGCGGTATTCAATACTCAGAAGGTATTGTTGGAAGTACAATAGCGGCAGGATATGGAAACGTTGTTAATGATGGTTCTCAAGTATCATATAACGAAGGTGTTCCATATTATAAGTCTAATACTGTAGCTCAATGGACATATGATGATCTATTGAGTGATTTTGAGGTTATATTCGACCCTGCAAGGGGTGGTGGTAGTTCTAAATTGGCTCTATCCAGTTTGCCTGTAATATCATACTTTAATAAGTTAGGACATACTGGATCTGGCTCAACTGGTTTTATTGGCGTAGCCGCCGGTACTGCTAGTGAAGATAACCCATTTAGGTATAACTTCAATCAGTCTCAAGGTTCATTTGGGCATAAAGTTATGAAGGTTGATACTATTCATGGTGATTTAACTCTTGTTAGAGAACCGTTGTTTAGAGGATTCGCTTCTGGCTTTTGCATGATGGTTGACCTTGATCATGTGTCATACAGACCTCTCGTTGGGAATGGTATGAATCGTGATACGCATATCACGACAAATGTGCAACAGGCTGATGAAGACTTACGGAAAGACATGATTCTAACAGAAGCAGGTCTTGAAGTATCTCTTCCTGAAACCCATGCATTGATCAACCTGGAGGGCGTGTAAGATGAGAAGTGATGTATTAAATAAAAGTAGTAATGCATATGATGGCAAAAGCAGACCTACTACCATATTTGATTGGAATTACATTAAATGTGGTAGTCCTATGTTTAGTCATGCACAGTCGTCTAACTCTTCTGGCCCAGTAACAGCTACCGAGCATCGTATTGGTATGATATTTCCAGGAGCAAATGGCGAATTATATCCTGTAGAGATGTGCAGAATCGGCGCAAGTACTGGCCCAGTAGAAACACCAGTTTTCGAAGGAACAGTTCCTGCTGTCGATTTAGGTAGTACTGCCGCAGGATTGAACATGCAAATGGATCAAGACACGGCTGCTGACTTAGGATGGGAATTAGTTCCTGGGGGTTCTCCTCTTGGAAATAAATCCAACATATTCTTAGCTGGTACGCATTCTGGGTATATAGATGTGACATTCTGGACAACTGAATGGACTACATATGATGGTATGTCTATCGGATTTAGAAAAGCTGAGAACTTTAACGATGGTCATGCTCCGATTGTAGCGGCAGGTACAGGTGATCCTGTATATGAGGACTTTGCTACATTTGGCATACAAGAATCTGATAAGATACAGATAGCTACTGATTTGAATGATGGTGGCTCTGGTACTTATACAGATACTACTCAAACTCCAACTGATAGTGACAATCTTCAGTTAAGAGTTATATTGGCATCAAGTGGTGCTGTTACCTATAAGCATGTTAGTAATGCAGAAGCAGGTGCTGGTGCCTTAGCGGCTCCAACTGCAACTGCCTCGTTTACTTTCGATAGTGGTGACACATTGATTCCTTATATATGGTGTCATGGTAAAGATCATGCTGATTCACAACTGCTTGTCAAGGATATGAAAGTAGTTAGAGATCAGGTAGTTGATGGCTACAGCGTAGCTTAATGCATAATAATCCGAATCAATAAGGATTAGCAGTTATAAACTGTGAGATAAAGCGATAAAGGTTTTATCTCGAATTAGGTGGTTGGAGAGTCAAATTTCCTTCCACCTCAATGAGAAGCGATGAGCTAGTCAAAAGATTAGAAAAGCTTGAAAAGAATTCTCATCCAGCAAGAGATTTTCATGTTGAATATGAGAAATGCATAAAAGAAATTGAATCTATGAAGAAAAGATTAGATCAATTAGAATCTGTATCTAGTAGTAGGATTGATGATAGTCGCTAAGATTTGCAATAGACATGGATATCATAAAGGTGCTTCTTGCCCTAAGTGTGAGAAATCTAAATCAAAAGATAATAAATGGACTACTGATATCTATATGATTAGTGAGATAGGTAAAAGAACTGATATAGAATTTAGATCAGTATCTATGGAAGAGGACATTAAAAACTTTAGGAGAAATGCATAATGCCAAAAGTCGGAAAGAAAAAGTTTTCTTATACTAAAGCAGGTATCAAGGTTAATATCACAGCAAATTAAGGAGAGATAGTTATGCCATACGGAAAAGGAACATACGGGAGTAAGGTGGGAAGGCCTCCAAAGAAGAAGAAAAAGAAATCGAAGCCCAAGAAAAGCAAAAGGGCAAAGAGGAAGAAATAATGGCTAACGAATTAAGAATTGAAGCTCAGCTAGAATATAGCAAGAGCGGTGTCAAACAAAATAAACATGATTCTACTTATGCAGATGTTTCTGGAGATTCCTTTACCCATGTGGTTCAAGAAATTGGAACTAGTGATGAGCTGATAGTTATTGGTAGTGATGTTGCAACTTGGGGATATGTATATCTTAAAAATCTAGATTCAACCTATTATATAGAAGTTGGTCTAACAAGTTCATATTCAATAAAATTGAAACCCGGAGAAGTTGCTTTATTCAGAGCGGCAGCCGCTTTATATGCGAAGGCAGAGACAGGTAGCTCGGGATCTGATTTAGAAATTATGGTGATTGAAGCATAATGGCACAAACATTTCAAGTACAGGTAGAAGATATGGTGGGTACGGTAGAGACTACTGTTGGGAGTGGTGCTTCGGATACTACCGCTATCACATCTTGGTTGACTGATGGAGCGAAAGAAGTTATTAATGCTATGCCTCCCAATCTTCTTATTTTGTGTTCCGCTGAAGCTACTGCTTTTACCCCACGAGCACCAGGGAGCGAATCATCTGCATCTGTATTAAATACAGGTAAAGTATTTAACGTAAGAAGAAATGATGGTACTATAGATCAACCCTGTAGAATGATATTGTCTCATATAAAAGGAAGAGCATCTGATCCACATGATATGGATTATGCTACAGCTACAGATCCAGTATATTATATTGAAAGTAATAATTTAAATATTTTACCATCTGGCTCTTCGGCTGTAGGAAAGTATTCAGAGGTTCAGTATCCAGCCGTAGCTTATGGCGATAGTGCTATTGCTGTATTCCCAGACGAAGCTGAGTATTTGGTAGTATTGTATGCCGCTATGAAAGCTGTGGAAAGAATATCAGCTAATTATAATGTAGATGAGGATCCTGAGATGGCTATGTCAAGAAAACTTCAATATGATTGGCTATCAGGTCAATATGCTAAAGGCATACAAATTTTGAGGGGACAATGACAGTAAAAGAAATTTTATCAAGAGTTAGAAGAGTTCATCCAGATGCTGGAGAAACCTATGTTAAAGCATTGATAAATGATGCCTTGCTTGAATTGAGAACGTACAAGGTGTCGAGAAAGTATGCAAAACTTGATACAGTTGCAGACAAAAGATTTTATAATATCGGAGATAGAAACTCCGATTTGAGAGTAGATAAGATATATAATGTCTACTATAAGAATTCAGATAGTGTTTATAGAAAAATTCCTAGATTGCTAGACCATAGCGATCTAGTAAATGTGGACGAAGGATAATGGCATATTTATTTCCAGAAGATTTTTTAGCATGGTATGTTGTCGGCGATAGGATGGGATTGATTACTACAAAGAGTACATCATCTAAAAATAGATGGGAATCTATTGATGAAAGTCAGACTGATGGACTATTAATAGAATATACAGCACAGCCGGAAACAGTTGATAATATTTCAGATGTTCCAGCAGTTGATGATACTATTCATATCGCATTGGTAAACTATGTTAATTGGAAACTATTTGAAGATAGACAAGATGAAGCATCTCTAATAGCCTCTAACAAATACAGAGGACTTTGGACTAAGAAAGTCAAGGAAGAGGCAGGAAGAGATAAGGTTGGAGGCGTAAGAGAAATCGCACCATTTGGATTCTCATGGCCGCAACCGACAGGAAGAAAGAGAAATTATTCGAGCGAATGATATGCCCACGTCAATATTCTCGGGCAGTAAGGCATACATAAAACAAGGAGATTAAATTATGGCTGATATAAGTGGTGCACACATACATAGATATACAGTTGTAGAGACAAATAATATTACAATAGGACAGTCTGGAGTAGCATTTTTAGCAGATACTTCTACATATACACCCCCAAGTGGGAGTAAAGTAATAGCAATACAATTCACAGAAGATACTTTATTTGATTCTAGTGATGCAACAACAGCCAATTCGGCTTGGCCTACAGATGCACAGGGTGGCCCTGGTACTAACAGTGATGCCATCAATCAGACTACAATGCCACAGGGTATGACCATATATGGTAGATGGGATACAGTAGCATTTGATTCTGGTTCTGCGTTTCTGTACTTAGGGCCTGCTTAATTCATGCCTCAATTAGGTACAAAATTAGGCATCATACAAGCTGTTCACCAGGCGGCTCGACTCGCAAGAGAACTTTGGAGCAAAGTGAATGATACATGGCAGAATGAACAGCGTAAATGGGAAAACATTGTTTAAAGATTTTATCGCAACCATGTCAAATAGTTTCGGGCGGTAAGTTGCGAGTTTTAACAAGGAAACTTTAGGAGATTAAATTATGGCGAGTTTATCA